GACGCAATGCACTTCATGTCCAAGATAGCGCATTTGCATCGCCCACCCAAGTTGTTCGATGCTGCGCTTTTTACCCTTGGCCTTGCACTCGAAATGGAAGGTGCGGTTACGATCAGCAAATATCGTGAAATCCTCGGTGCCGATTTCCTCTGTGGTTTTACGATCCATCCTCGCATGTCGGAACTTCCACCTTGGCCATTTCTTGCCGCAATAAGCGATGATTTCCTGGTGCAACTTGTCCTCGCGGTCAACCGCGTCCTGTGGCGATTCTAACCGTCCCGGAACAACACCGGAGACACGGGCGTTGTGCGCCTCCACATCGGCCATTGTCATGCCAGCAAAGGGATTCATATTCCCATTTTCTGAACCACGCCACGAAGAAGGTTGCAATCCATGATCGCGTAACGCTTGGCTGCTTCGGGATCGCTCTTTAGCAACGCAGCGAAGCCTTTTCCGTTTCCATCCTTCAGGCCAAGCCCCAGCGCAAATGACACGTTCTTGAGGCTCGCGCCGTCGCTGCGATTGTAAGGGCCAGCCCAAATTTGCATTGGGTCAACGAAGCATTCGTTCCAGGACCACCGGCCACGGAAATTGGAAGTGTATCCCTTGAAAGCTGGGATTTCGTGAACGGCACAGCGACCGCACAGAAAAGGCAGGTCAAATCCCATGATGTTCCAACCGTAACAATTTCCTCCCTGTCCAATCAGCGACATGATTTCGTAATCAAGCGCCTGCAACATGGCTTTCTCGTCGTTATTTGCAAAGAACTGAGGTTCGTCGTTGCCCCAAGCCATTGAAAACGCAATCACCCGGCCAGTGGTGGGCTTCAACGCCGCTCCATCAAGCCATGCAGCCTGCTTGTCGGCAATGGAGGCTTTGATCTTGTCAGGGTCTTTCAGGTTCCCAGCAGGCTCGAATTCGGGCATGATGGGTTGAAGTTGTTCCAAGGGCATGGCGGAGGTTTCCAAGTCGATATAGAGCTTCATAAGTTACGAATTGATTCCTTTTGCATTGAGATTAGACTTCTGCACGTCTCCCAAACCAGCTTCAACGCCTCCCATTCCTGAATGGTCTGGGCCGCAGCCGCGTGTTCCTTGCCAAGCTGTATCAGTTCTTTCGAGTACGACTCGGAAGCCCTCGCTTCTGCCTCGGCCTTGCTAACCGACGAATCTCCCGCCAGCGGTGCGGCCATAGCCCTTGCAAGGGCACGCTTGCGACGATCTGAGTCGTACTCGATTACGTGCTTGGCCAAACCAACATCACCCGCAAGCCCGGCCAGAGCCGTAACCGAATCAGCCATGCGCTTTTGAAGTGAAGCGATGTCAGACCAGTCCGCTACATCGGAAGGGCTTTGCGGGATGATGTCGTGGATGTTCATCAGAACGGTTCTTCGCCTTCGGGTTCAGACGATTCCGCCTGATCTTGAGGCGCGGGTTGAGCAGGCATTTGCCGGTGAATTGGTTTCCCCATTGGGCCATGAGTTGTCGGAGCCGATGCGGCTTTAGCGGCCTGCCCACGAGGGGCGCGGACACGAATTCCACCAACCAACTTGCCACCAAAGGAAACCGAAGGATCATCAAACAGCACAACCTTTGCGCCCTTCCAATTATCCGTATCGTCCTGCTTGGTGATTTGGGCGATGATCTGGCCGTTGGTGCTGTTAAGTACCATTGGCTTTTCCAGTTCACTGAACTGAATGCACCATTTGAGTTCCTCTGGTGCGCCTTCCTTGGCCACGTTTTCCTGGAACACTTCAGAAATGGTGACAAGGGCGCCAGTGCCAACGTCTGCGCGGGTCAGGAATTTTGATTGTTTGAGTTGAGATACGTGCATGTGGTTTTATTTTACTTGGGTTTGTTGTTTATACGGAAAGTTCAATGAACGCCTTGAGTTGCGACTTGCGGGCATGGAGTGGAAACCACCTGGCATGGGTTGATGCTGTGGCTCTTTCCTTGTCGGCGTTCATGCGGCTAATCTTTTGGTATTCTGCATCAATCCGTCGCTGCCAGCCTTCGATTTCCATCCGGTGATTGGTCCAGGCCTCCGCCTCGCGTGGCTCCAGTTCGGCCAGTTCCTTGATGGCTGCTTCTTTGGTCATGGCTATTTTCCTTCAGCAAACGAGATGAGATTGATGATTTTATTACGGTGAATCGTCCCGTCACGCACGGATTTAAGCTCGGCCAGCATGTCATCGTGCAGGTTCAGCGCGAGGGCGATTTGGTTGGCTTGCAGCTCGGTCAGCGATTGGCAGAGACGGCTCTTTGCATCGTTGACCAGCCATTGACCGTCAAATCCCTTGTAAGCCTTCACGGGCAGCTTAATTGCGTTCACTTCGCGCCTTCCTCAACCAGAACTGGATTGTAATAGGGGTAAACTTTGACACCCGATCCAAGTGATCCATCTTTGAGAATCGCTTGAACAACCCACATCGGTTCATCTACCCATCGGATAATTTTACGGACGATTCCGGTTTTTCCTTTCCATTGTATTTTATCACCGACACCGAACGGGCTACCCATTTCCAGAAGCTCCTGATTAAGCCTTGAACGTTCATCGCTTAACGGTCCAATTGCGGCATCAAGCTCGGATATTCTGGATTTTATTTGATCCGCGTTCACTTGCCGCCTCCAATCTTTCGCTCGAACAGATTGCAGGTGGCCATATTCTTGACCGCAAAATCTCCCAGCGTGCAGCAAAGATTTACCTCCCTTGGATACTGCTTGGCCTCATCGTACCAATCCATATCGTAGGCAAAATGAGTGCAGTTCATGCACGTAGCCGGTTCCGCCTTGGGGACGTATCCCTGACGGGTTTTGGCCTCGGATTGCCTGCTCACTTAGCGCCTCCATTCCTGTTGCGCGGTTTATTGGAATCGACATAAACCTTCCACATCATGGGCATCCCGTACATGACCGCAATGTTGGCCGCTCTGGAGATATTAAGCAGGTCGTTCTTGCTGGCCTTAATCAGGCTAATAAGCTCCAGTTCGTTAGGGTTGGTCAATCGGACTTGTTTCACGAGCGATAGATTACGTTGACAATGGTTACACTGTCAACAATTTATTTCAACAAACTGCGTAAAGGCGAAGAACAAGTGCCCGTCAATGTACACACGGCACCGACCGTTGTACGATCGGAAGGTGTATTGGTGGGGTTGTTTCATAGCCTCTCAAACACATGCCACACTAATGCACCACCGGCTTGTTGAATGGTGCCAATATAAGCCCGCTCCTGATTGTCCATAGGGTTTCCAGTGCCGAATATGTCAATGGTTCTTAACCTTGAAATCCGGTCATGTTCATTAACGATTGCCCACAAGCAGGGCTTTCCGTGTTGCATTTGAACCGTAATGATTTTGCACAATGTTGGCATCATCACGGCCTGTTCGTCTGTTATTTCAAGTGGGTACTTGTAGATTGTCATGGGGTTGGTTAAGGGTTGGACTGTACTGGAACCGCTAAAGTGCTGCTCGAACGCAAAACAAAACCGAAAAGGAAAGAAAGCCAACAAAGCAATCCCCCCAAGCAAAGACCGGAGCATTCCCTGTGGTTCTGCAATACGTTTCCAGCAACCGCTCCTAGAAAAGAAAGAAAAGGCAAACCGCAAGGCTCTGGATGCTGACGGCGGGTGACATAACCCGCTACTGCTGGTCCGTTCAATACGTTCGGACAAGCCACGTCAGCATTCAAAGCCATGACGTTTGCTGTTTCTTGTTGGCCGGTGAGTTGGGAGGTCCTCGCGTGCCCTACCAGTAGCACCGCCCAAAGGCGGGCCAAAGAGTTCAGCGAGCTAAGGAGAAAATCCCCAGGTCGGCAGTTACGCCGCCTGGGTACAATCCTCAAGTGTCCGCCTCCCACGCGAGCGCATGGTTTGCGAGTGTTCAACGGGCATTGAGCCGGATGAACTTGAGTCTTGAAAGTCTCGTTTTGACATGCGTTTTGTAGGGTGGAAACCACCCGTTGAACGCCGCTAGTTTGCGCCTGACTCGGATTCATTGCAAGCGAAATTTTACAGGAAGTTTTCCGAGTCGGCACAGCTTCCGATAACAAGCGAACCCGGCTGTTGTTTTTCTCATTGGCCTGCCACATCTAGGGCATGGCTTGGACGTGTCGAATTTCCACTTCACGGAATCAGTAGTTTTTCTCCAGTGGCTTGATCTTGATGAAGCGATGCGCCTGCAACGCACGTTTGTCCGTGAATGATTAAGTCCATTCCGCACACATGGCATGTTTCCATGCCGTAAATGTGGCCACAAATGGCACATGTCCATGCGTGCTTTTTGCTGCTGTTTTTTACCATGATATTATGCTGACACTTGCTATTGAATTGGTTGGTTTTCATTTATTAAATCCCACAACCCTCGTGGTCATGGCTTTGTCCAATATCCGTAAACACACCTTGTCCCGTCCCGGCTGCAATCGCTGCGGTCGTTAATCACTCCGTCAATGACAGCGACCAAATGACGACTAACGCTGACAATCAATCTGCCCATCGGCAACTCGCCGTCGCGCAGGTGGACCTTGCAGCCCGTGCCGATGCCCATTGTTGGCGTCCAGATACATCCAAGGGACCTCAGGTAATCCTTGTAGAGCTTTTTGTGAACGCCTTGGGCCGCATCGGAGCCGTCAAAGTATTCCGTATCGGCCAGGTGGTTGATCTGGTCGCGCACCTGGTTGTATGGCAGTTGGGTTGCGATGGCGATTGCCCGCACCACGCAGTCACGTTTTGCTTTTGGATCGGAGTTGCCTCCGTCGTTGTATATGTATTTCATAACTCCACCATTTTACCAGAGTCGGGTTTTGACTTTCCTATTTTCGGACGTGTCCTGTAACGCCTGCTTGATCGGAACCATCCTGAAAGATTTCTCTAGGCGGCTTTTAACCAAGCGGGCATTGAAGGATTTCATTTTAGTTAAGGTTAAAGTTTAACGGTTCCCGCGTTACAAACATGGATTCATAGCAGCTTGAGTTGTTTGGATTGGAAATCGCGCTTGAACAGCTTCCGGGATGGCTTGATCGGGATATTCAGTCCTGAATGCATCTTGATCTTGTACGTGCCCAGCGGGCATTCGACGGTGAGGCTCAAGTGACCGGCAGAGTTCTTGGTGTAATGCAGCAAGTGGTACACATTACAGGTCGGGCAGAACTTGGTTGGCGGAGTTTCAGATTTGAGTGTCATTGGTCAAATTCCACATCTCCGCAGTCCTGGTAGTGACAGTCGCATTCGCAATTTCGAGGGACGTAACGCCAATCATCAGTTTCCCGGCCATCCCGCCGTCTCGCGCATGTTCTGGGGTCACTGTGAACGCAAGCGCATGGGATTTCAATTGGTATAATCTGCCTGTCAATGTGAACAAACCCTCCACTACCAGTGGCATAAGTGGACGAGCGTTTAGTGATTTTTGGTTTCATGGCAACAGCAAATATCAAACCCTCCCGTTGCGTGGACTCCGTAGTAATTGCCACATTTAGGGCACGTGACTGCATCGCCCCTAATAACAGGCTCGGTCAAAATTCTGCTACATACCTGACACCTGTATTCGTGGTCGGTGGCCACTCCAAACCCAGCCGGAATTCCGTTAAGTACGCACTGGGTTTCGTTCCATGAATGAATCACCATCGCATCTGGGTGATGCTCGCACTTGAGGTAATTGGGTTTATTCACTGAATTATTCATCCTTGGAATAGCGAAACATTTTCCATGACATGAAACCTGTGAATTCCGGGAGTGGTAAGAACGCTCAAAAGCGCCGTCCAGTCCACCTGTGGATTTTCCTTCTCAATCGGATAGCTGCGATTCCAATATCCTGGATTGGAATTAAAAAGCCACTGTTCAGCCTCGTGCATGGCATTTAGATCATTGTAAAAATCCGGACACACCTCCCGTGCATGTTCCCTGTCCTTGTGCCACCACATTCTAATATCAGTGTCCGAAAACCATGTCTTTTTCTTAAACCATCCGCACGCCTCCAAAATTTTCAGGTTGATTTCCTGTTCAGTCATAAGGTTTGATGTTCGTTGAAACAGTTCATGGTTAATCCAGTTCGGAATCTTCCTGGCAATCCTCGCATCTTGGCCCACCGGAAGCGGCCCACTCGCCGCAATCAACGCAAGCTCGGTTGGTGAAAGATGGTGTGGGCTGCGGGGCTATTTTAATATCGGTCGGTTTGTACTCAATTCTCCAGTCCCAACCTGGATGGTTTTTGCTCATCTCTCGCAGCATCCTTTCTGGATCAACTTGATTCCACCAAGCCGTTGACAGCATTGGTCCACGCATTGTTTCCAAATTTGATCCGTTGGTTCTGGTGCCGATCATCGCATAATCCGGGAAGGGTGGTTCTTTTTTCATTGACTCAATCCTTTAATGCGTTGAGTAGATCACGCTTTTGTCGTGTGTTTATCTCGCCCCAAAGCTGCAAAGTCTTGGCTGAAGGGGTGAAATCAATCATGCGAAGCCAGCCATTTAACTGCTCCAGCATCAACCCGCTTGGAGAAATTGGGTAAACGTCTCTTTTTAGTGCGCCAAAGGTCTTTTGGAATCCGTATTCCATTACGAGCCAAATATCCTCCCCCGCCATTGACACACCTTCCCCGACAACAAGAAATGTAAGCGCAATCCCTTTGCTTGGTCGAACAAATCTAGCACGGGCTGTAATGTTCTCGTTCATTCAGTTTATTTGCCGGGCATTCCACGCTCCCGGCGGGCGTCTATTACTGCATTTTTTTAGCTCATGTTATGTTGCTGGCCTACGGAACCCGACCAGTGGGGAAATTATCCCCGCCCCGGCAGCCTCGTCGTACAGGAGCCGAAATCCTCCCAGCCGCGCTTTAGACCGGATATGAGTGCGGCCACTTGACCGGGGCGGGAAAGGGGTCATTTTGTCAGCCTTAAAATCGCCTTCCGCTCCAGCCGCCACAGACGCAACAATCGCTTGATTGTGCGGGGTTTGTAGCCTTGTTCTCGGAGACGGACGGCGAGATACGAGTCGAGGGTCATTGGCCTTGATCGTTCTGGACCCGTACCAGTGACACGTTTTTAAGCGCGGACAGGTTGTACAGGTCAAACTGCCCGACCGTGGCTGAAAACGTCGTGGCGCCCCCACTCATGAGCGGGAAATAGCTGCTTGGCGTGCGACCAGACAGCAGCCAAACGTAAATCGTGCCTGACGTGCTGTTCCTGATTGTGTAAGTTTCTCCGACAACAAGGGTGGTTGCGGATATGAAGTGGCCGGGAAGGTCCGGGTCCCACTGGCCGGTTATGGCTATGCGTTGGGGTGCCGTGCCTGCCCCCAAGCCCGGCAAGCAGGCGAGGGACAGGATTATAAGGGTTTTGAGTCGTTTCATGTTTTGGTTTGATTGAGTTGTTGTTGACCGTGACCGAAATTTAAGGTGCGGGCTTAACCCAGGATGAATCCACACCCGGCAATCCCTCGACCGCAGCCGCAATCAGGGCGGAAACTTCAAGTCCCTTCCACTTGGAAGCCCATACCGCGATTGTGGTGATGATCTGGCAAAATCCAATTCCGAGCAGCACGGCAACCGCGCCAATGCAAAATGCGGTGAGGTATTTCATGGTGCAGGTTTAACCCAGGATGAGTCCACGCCGGGCAATCCATCACCGTACACAAGCCATCCGGATTGCGAGTTTGCTCCTACGTAAACCATATTTGTAATGGTAGCGATTCTCGGATTATTAACATCCCCAATGTGTCCGTCCAGTTTCAGGAACGTTGCTACCCTGTCTCCAATCTTGGGTTTCCATTCAAGGGCGTGTCGCCGCGCAACATACGCGCTAACCGTGTAATCTCCGTTGGTGAGGAAAAATACAGGTTCTGAAATGTATTTGATTGCGGTTCTGGATGCGTGCTGGAATCCGACATTGTACCAGACTGCCGAATCCGCCACCGCAACAGTAAATGCCAGCATGATGATGCTTTTGCGTTTCATGTCACCCTCCTGAATGCACACAATCCCGCACATCCAAGGCACAGGATTAACGCCGTCGAGCCACCATCCGGCACGCTGTTGCCTTGTGGCCTGCTGGCAACCTCGATAACAGATGCGCCGTAAACCCATCTGGCTCCGTAAGGGTTGCCATGCAGGTTCAAAACCTCGCCATTGCTGGTCTTGGCGTCGGCCAGGGCTGTATAAACCGGCCCGGTCCACTCCACGGGCGCAAAGGTCAGTCCGAAGCCGTAAATGTTTGGCAGGCTTTTGTCATGGATTTCCACGAAGTAATAGTTCGGATTTCGGCTTGATCCGGTGTGCCATTCCACGCTGGAGCCGCCTTTTCCGACCGCAACGGTGCCGTACGGGTCTATTGTTTGGCCCCAATCAATTGAGAAGTCCAGCAGGCCGGGGGCGTCCTGGTTGATGGTGATTGTCGTTGCGCTGGCTAAAGCTGTACCAGCAAATAAAGCTGCAAGTGTTGATTTCATAATGTGTTAATCTAGTTTCGACATTGCATAACAGGCGATATCCGGCAGGAATATCACGCAACCGGCCAGAATAAGCCAGATCATGACGACTTGTTAGGATGGCCCAATATGCCCCACAGGATGCGCGTCAGCCACTCAGCCCGGCGCACGGCGAGCAGTTCCCGCTTATGCGCCCGCCGCGCCAAGTCGTTAAGCTCTGACACTTCGATTTTAAGGGCCTCGCACTGCTCTGTAATCGCCTCCAGCGGGCTTTTTAGGTCAGGCAAGGCACAAGTGAGCGGTTTGACGGCGTGAACCTCTGGCGAGGCTGTGGGTTCGTTGATCCACGGGTCCATTGAGTCGTCTAAAATCCAGGTTTTCATTTTTCAGGTTTAAGCCGCACCTACCCGCGTGGAAAAGAGCCGGGCAGATGATCCACGGCTTGAAAATTCACGGGGCAGGTGCGGCAAAGTGGGTTCATGCAATCGCGCACTCAGTCGTTTCAATCTCGGCTTTGATTGCGTCGTTGATGCGCTTCTGTTCAGCGTTGCTCAGACTCAGGAAAGCTTCACGGGCAAAGGCTGACGGACAGTTCCATTCAAGCGCGGCCACCAGTTGGCTAAGCGCGTCAGCCTGATTCATGCGGGGACTGTCCACGATTCGCTTTGCGGCCATGCAAGCGCCATAACCGTAGCTGCCATTGATGATCCAGCTTACACGTTCTGCGACAAGATCAGGGAAGGTCTTAATGGCTTCGTGCCATCCATTGCGAGCGTCCCGCCTGTCTGCTAGCGGTGCCAATTCAACTTCTCGAATTTGTGCGGCAAGGAGCCGCGCTTCGTTTTGTTCATATTCTGGGTTATTCATATATTTTCAGTCGTTGAGTTTGTTTTTGTTGTTTGCTGGCGCCAACCGCCAGACGGCCCGGCAGGGTTTCAAGCTGCCGGGGTTGTCTGGGGGTTAAACAATCCCGTACTTGTCCGAATTCTTCTCAACCCAGTCGCCCCAGCTTGAAACGATGAAGCGCGAGCGGTCTCCGTTAAATTCGCCGCGCACTTGAATAACCGTAACCGCGTAGGTGTCGCCTGTGTTGCAATAAGCCGCAACAATGTAGTACCAGTACCCGTTCTGCCATTCGCCGCGAATTGCTTCTGTGCCGTGCATCCCCAAAAGCGTATTGCACGCCTCCAGCCTGTCGTTTTCGGATAAGTGTTTAGTGCGGCGAAGCGCCAGCCTGCACGCCTTAACAGGGTCCGTGGCGTAAAGGTCCGCAAGTTGCGCCTTAGCTTGTTTCGCTTCGTAATCGCCGCTGAGTTGGTAAGATAATGTTTTCATTGTGAATCAGGGTTAAATGGTTGAATCAGGCTACAGTTTGAACCGGAGCCGGATTGCAAAGGCGGGCTTGAACGAGTGAAGCAATTTCCTGATACAGTGTTTTCATATTTTCATTTCGGTTGAGTTTGTTTAGTTGAGAGAACCGCGCACGCTAGTACCACAAGCCGAAACAACCTTGCCCGACTGGTTTAACTTTGTGCGCGGTTCAAATTTCACGCTCTCAGCATGACAGAACCGGGAAGCTTGTATAGTCGGGCAAACTACGCAATTTTAGTCGGGTCTAATTCTTTACAGACTGGCACAAGAATATTCCTGTGCCATGATTGCTATGGTTTTGACCCGACAAGGAAATACGTATTCGCGCCACCTTCACAAGCTGCATTGAGCATGAGACAATGAAGCCACGGTTAAACAATCAACTTGAAAATAAACATGAAAAGCACATTCCAGAAAACAATCGATTCAGGCATAAACCTGATCGGCACCTCCCACCAAGGCAAATCCGCCAAGCAATTACGGCAGGATAATCCAAAGCTGGCTCAGCAATGGGCAGGCTTTATTCAGGCGAACAAGGCGCAGTTGGTAAAGGAGATTAGCGAACTCGTGCAAGGCAGTTAACCCTCAACACCCCACCCCATGAAAACAAACCAAACCCCACCCACCAGCGAAGCGAAGCATACGCGCAAATCCAATTCCCAGCTTTGGATTGGAAAGTTCTTTGCAGTTGGACCCACACAAGCCAATGCCGAGTTCATGGTTCAGGCCGTGAACGCTCATGCCGACTTGCTCAAGCAGCGGGATGAGTTGCTTGAGGCGTTGAAAGAATGCATCACTGACAAAAACGCGCATTGTCTGACAACTGAGGACCGGGAAAGGGCCATGTTTAAGAGGTTGGAAGCAATTAACCAACAAGCCCGCGCCGCTCTTGCCCGCGTTGAAAGCGGGGTGGAAAAGTGAAAGCTAGTGTGCCGCTTGTAATCCCGCGCCGTGGTTTAATTGCGAGACTCGCCATGCAATGCGCCTGTCCCGATACTGGCATTACCGGAGATTTCCTTTACAGTGGTGAAGTTCTTGACTGATTGGTTAATTCCCCAGCCACCAACCCGGCCCCTACAAGGCCGGGTTTCTCACGTACACGCCCGGTCCTTAGCCTGCCATTGTCACGTACCGCACAGCCGAGGGTCAACACAGCCAGGCATCAATCAGGATGCGCTATAACTGATCCTGAGACGTTCTTGACAGTCTCAAATCATTACGTTAACGGTAACGGTGTGATTACTGCCGAAAATGCCAAGCTTTGCCAGCAATTGTCCGTGCAAACCAGATTGGCCGCTAAAATTGCACGCCAACAAGAGGTTTTAGAGCTTAAACAGGTGATCCAAGCCCAAGCCAAGGCTGTAATTACACAAGCACCCGCACCTGTAATTACTGAACCTGCACCGGATTTGACAATTTACACGCGCACAAGGGCAGAGCGTGTACGGCTTCAGCTTGACCGGGTTGACGCCATGATGCTTGTCGAGTCAGACCCGCAAAAGCTTGACCGTTTAGCCTCGGCCCAAGCCCGCCTTAGCGAGCAAGAGCGTATCCTGGCAGGCCGGCCCTTGCCCGGTTCGTACCGTCCCATGCCAGAACGTACCAGCCGCAAGGCCGGCCGTACTGTCGAAGCGTGGGCCGACACACCACAACCCGTTGTGTCTGGTGTGGTCCCGCCAAGTACAGTACCAGCCCAAACACCACAAGACGGCACAAGTACTTGACTGGCAAGGGCCAGCATGTAAAGACAAGGGCTATTGTGTGTACTTAATTCAGGCCTAAGGAATCTCTTTTCCTGTCAGGGGTGGGGGCGGGTGCCGGATGGGGAGGGACAGGTCAACGGCCTGATTCGTATATATCCCGTTATGCAAAGGTCAATTCTGAAACTTTTTGCTTACGCCTGTTCGTATCAAGCTCATATCAAGTCATTAACCGGATTCAACACACATAAGCAAGTTATTGCAAGTGTGTGATTAAGGCGTGCTTGTTTCATGAACTTGGATTGGATTGCACATAAGCGGTTCAGTGGCTATCAAGTTTATGTCCTGTGTGTGTACATAACAATCCTGTACATTATTTTCCCCACACAAGATTAGAGTGGGCGGTTTTAAGGTCGCTCAGGTCCGTTGTATCTCAGAACGGTGTCCTGACTGGCTGGGTTAATCGTGCACCATCAGGACATGGTAATCCTGGCCGTAAAGGTCAGCGGTAAAGCGGCGCTGGTGCTCTTTGAGTTGTTGATAAACGAGTCCCGTATTATCCCCCTGATGGGGCGCTGGGCCTGGTGGCCGGTTGCTTCAGCGGGGGTCTAACTCGTGCTCGCGGGAGGCGGGCTGGAAAAGAGGCGCCCTGGTGTTTAAGACCAATGGGAATCGGGCTTGCCGGGGGTTGCCTAAGCCATCCAGCACAGGGCACAAAGTTTGATTACCGTTCTTAAACACACGGCACAATTCCCACAGCAACATCCACCCGTCAAGTGATTTTTTCTTGCTTCCTGTCAGCGGATAATTCAGGATGGGATTGTGACGCTCGAATCCAATCTGATCCCCATCAATTCCGGTCCATGCGAAGGGCGTCACAGTTCTACTTGCGTGGCTGGGGTTGGTGGGGGTTTTGAATCGTGAAACCAAAAGGCTCCAAAAAGACCAAACCCAAGCCAGTTCCGGTTAATCTGGATGATTACTACCTTAATCCGGATGAATACGAAGCCTCAAACGATCCCTGGATTAAGTTGTTAAAGAAAACCGAGGACGCCATGTGGGATGTTCTCAAATTCCGGTGTAGTCGTGAAATTTTTCGTACATTTTACCTTAAGGAGAGTAAAAATCGGTGGCGTCTATTAATAAAAGATGGAGTGGCTGAATTGGCGTGCATTGGTGACAAAAACATGACTGGAGAAACGGCTTGGTGGATTACGCATTGCCTGTCTCAAATATGAACCTCCCCCTCCTCGCCTCCGACATAGTTCGCCGCGTCCATCACAGTCCGGACAGCGTTACCAATCTGGAGGAAGTTGTGGCGAATCTGATACGGCATGAAACAGACCAATTACGGAAACAAATTGGAGATATTGCCAGTTACAGCCGTCACGATCCCTGTTGCCAAAGTCTGGAATCACTGCTCGAATACGCCCAGCACAGCCCAACCTGTCACAAGCCTTACAAGCCGTGCGATTGCGGCCTGGAGGAATTACTGGAACAGATTGGTAAATGAAGAACCGGCCCTGTCGCAGACCCTACACACGACAAGGCCGGTATGACCCAGGTTTAACTCAACCTCATGAAAAGCGCGGACTTGTGAAACCGCGCAGGGGAAGCATAGCTCAGGATTGGGGTGGGTCAACCCCATTGTTCCGCCATTGCTTTTGCAATTCCAGGAAGTGTTCGGCTGCGTTCCTTCCAACGTTCAGGTCCGGGACTGGCCTTATGAACACGGGCTTCACGGCCTTCAACGATTTCAGTTGGCACGAGCTTTGGAAGGTTTTTTAGCCACAGGCAGGTTGCCTTTACTTCTCCGTGACCGAATTGCCACGGCTGTATGATCTGGTCAGGCTTGCGAATCCTGCTGCTTATCACGCTGATTGGGTTTTCCAGGGCGATCATTGGAATTGGAGCATCAAGTAGCCGGCGAACGAATTCCAACGCTTGTTGCTGATCAACCTGTTTGTCCTTGAACCATCTGGCACCACTGACTGAAAGATGGGTGCAGGGAGGGTGGCAGATCATCAGGTCCCATCTCCTGTAACCGTAATAATTGCTGGACGTAAAAAGCGGAATGCAGTCTCCGGTTACGTGCTGCCCCGGCCTTTCACTTGGAAGCAAATCACAACTCCAGGCATCATGTCCCCGTGCTGCAAACGCATCCCGGACAATCCCGCTGAACTCACAGGCAATCAGGACCCTCACTTCCTATCCTCCCAGCACTTGCTCGCCGGAACATACACGCTCTCAGGACGGCGCGAAGCGTTTGTGTAGATGCGCCCGTACTGGTCTGTCCAGCCGTATCTAGCATCATGCAGGCGGTTCGCCTCGGCTATTTGAGCTTCTGTAAATGTGCTTACCTGCAAGCCTTGAACGCCATGCCGGTTTACGTGGGGTTGGGGTGGGTTCATAGGGTGGTTTTGTAATCTCTCTCAGTTTCTATTTCACGAATCAAGTCCTTGGGAACAGGGAATCGGTGCCCGTGTGCAAGTGCAACCGCATCGGTCATGCCCTGTTTCCAGCTATCAAGCTGGATTTCTTTAATAGACTTGATTGCGTTGAGGTCATTGTTCCAGCCTCCTTCCGAGTACCATTCTTCCGCGCTTTTCATATTTGTTCCTGTCTCCTTAACCGCATGTATGCAAGGTGATATTCATGTCCAATCAGTCCAGCCAACTGCGGCCATGCCCGGTTAGTTCTCGGCTTCTTGTCCACGCGCAGGCCCAGGGCTTGATAGCGGCGTCGTCGGGGAAGGACGTATTTGAGATAATGGATACTCACACGCACAACTCCTGTTCCTGTTCGTGATCCGACTGGGTTGGCGCTTGCAACACATCATGCTCCCATCTCGTAGCCGCAGCCTCAAATGTCTTTTGCAGTTCATTCACGGCGAACTGTGGCGCCACGGTCCTTACCGTGAACGTTTTTTGACGGCGCTTGATGCCCTTGGTTTTGGATTCGGGTATTATGGCTATGGCCTTGACTACCCTGTAACCGCGTCGTTCGGTGGCGAAGATTTTAAGTTTCATGGGGTTGGATTGGTTTAAGTCGGTAAGAGTAAATAATCTTTCCGACACGTTTTTCGGTTGTTGCAAGTCCGGCGTCTAGTGCGGACTTTATTTTAACTGCAAACGGTTTTAACACTCCTTTGTATTTAGCCCTAATGCAATGATCGTGATATACTTTTCCTTCGTGAATTATTACCTTTCCAGGACTGGTTAAGCCAACTCTCTGGAAGTTGCTGGCTTGATAAATAACTCCAGAGTGTCCATGAGTCGGGTCGGCGTAACTTATTACAAGCTCTGCATCGGTGTGCTTACGAAGCAGCATTAGCATCTTGGAAATGAAATAGCTCTCGCTGTTTTTGGGAGATTCATCCGTGCAGCACAGCCTTCTAAGCTCAAGCACTCCACTTTCTTTGGATGCGTATTTCTTCCACTGTCCAGCCATTGCAAGCCCACCAACAATGGAGGCCCCAATCATGTCCGTTCCATTCATCAACCGAAAGCAATGAGTTGACCGGATTCCATTTGTGCTGTGGCTGTAATGCCACTTCTCGATAAACGGGCGCACTTGGGTTATGTCGCAAAACTCAACCTTGAACGATTTAACTTGGAGCGATGAGGTCGGGCGATAGCCGCCATCTTCCAGCTGGAAGGCCGGACGTGCTTCAATTGCACCATCATCGCAAAAATTCAACAGGGCTTGCACAGATTGGTTTGTTTAGCCGCATACCAAACCTCCCAGGCCACCTGATGGCAGAAGGCATGGGTTGCTCTGTCCGAGGATTTGCGGTCACTGGCGTTTAACTTCTTCCAGATCGGCATCCAAGCTTGTGAGAATTCCAGCTTCATTGAGGCGAGTTCTTCAGGTGCGGGGTTCATGGTTGAGGTTTAATTGGTTTTCGCTTTTTGTCCTTCCGGATCACCTTAGCGCGACCGATATGGTAGTAGGACATATCAACTGATTCCCCGCCGCCATCGTCGAGCACTTGCTGCGCCTCTCGCCTGGAATTTGCTTCCACCAGCATCGTATTGACCGATCTACTATGGCGCTCGCAAATCCACCACGTCTTAAGTTTCTTATTCATTTGACGGCATCCAGGCCAGATTGAACTCGGACTGCATGGCGCGGAGTTGTTCGTGGGTTGGGGTCATGGATCGTTTGGATCTAACAATTGAACCAATTGACCACCGCATTCTTGTTTGTGCCACTTCCGCCACTCGTGTGTTGTTTGTTCTGGTGTTCCCCATTGCATTCCTGCTGTTTCAAGGGCATAACCTTTCCATTTGCATTGATTCCTTTTAGAGCAACGCCAAATTCCGGGATGTCTAATGGATTTAATCGTGTCTTTCATTCACTATTATGCGGCATCCTCGCCACCCTTATTGGCCTTACTCTCCCGGACTCGATTGCCTTGAGGCGGAGACGTTCGAGGCGATCAAGGGAATCTTGAAGCAGGTCAATTGCCTCAAGGGCAAGCTTGGTTCCTTTGCTGTAATCGCGGGGGTTGGACTGTAAAGGCTGTTGTTCAGCGTTCAGTCCAACCCCAATTACCTCTGGTACTGATTTAATGTACTTGGGTGTTCTGGTGGAGGCGACGGGACTTGAACCCGTATTAGCAGACGAATCGGTGCGATTTCCATGTTTCGCCACGCCCCCGTTAAAATAGTTCAGCTTGTATCCACTCACTCCAACAATGTCAACGCTCTCCACGCGCCCACCATTAGCCTCAATCTCCTTCAAGGCCGAGGCAAGCTCATAGCCGGAGCAGGTGAGGCTGTGGGAGCGGGGAGGGGAGTTGAGCAGGTTTATGTTCATATCATTTCCAATCCGTTGCGTGTTGCGACTGATGCAGGCCACAAATATGGCACTGACGGCAACCAATCCTTCCCGGTTCGTATTCGAGCGTGACGTGCATGTGATCGCCCCAAACATGGCCGTGAATGGCGCAGAACTTGCCGGAAGTGATCAGCAAGTTAATCACGTTGGTCAGGGAGCCGTCTGATTCCATTTCCTTGATGTGGTCACGCTTGACACCAGCAGCGGACTTCCATTGTGCCTCACAGTTGTTGGTTATTGCCCAACCCGTTACTACGTTAGTCGTGTAAATGTTAGTGAACACTTGATTGGCGGTTGTAAGTAAACGGTCACTGAACATCACCTTCAACTTCTCGATCATTGCATCCATCCTGTTGTTGTGTTCAACTAGCTGGCGATTGATCTCCTTAAGCTTGTCTGATGAGTCATCAACTGACTTGATGTAATCCGAGAGAGGGTCGGCTGATAGGGCTTGTACTGACAGTGCCAAGGCTGTTGCAATTGCTGTTAAGTTCATCTGGTTTAATAGGTTTGTGATTTCACAGACTCGCCTCCCTCAACCCCTTAAGCACTTCATGCACGGACATGCACTTGATTGGTGGTTTCGTGTTCATGGCTTGCGTAACGAATAATCAGTTGTTGAGCAATCAACGGCAACTGAGCCGTCCCGAATCATGCGGCTTGGAATTCTGGCATCCATTTCACCAAGCTTTTCCAAACTTAGGTTGCTGGTCAGCAGCGTCCACTTACCGACACGGCGAGACAGCAACTCGCACAGCTTGTCCTTTGCGAATCCACTCGGATCATGCTCAACCGCAATCTCGTCAAGGAACACAAAATTGGCGTCAGCTAGATCGTCAATCTGCCAGAATTCTTGGTCGCGTAACTTGGTAACCAGTTTTGGCCAGAAACGTTTTGTCACGCCGCTTAAAAGCGATCTGTGATAAATCAGGTTGTCGCACATGCGGGCGTATCCGTAAACCGATTCAGCCAAAAATGTTTTCCCGGTGCCCGAGCTTCCAACGAAAGACAACCAAGTTGGACGCGAAGATTCATCTTCAAACTTGCGTTTAAATTCAGCCGCCTCGACAACCATTTCCTCCAACACGGAGTCATTGCACGTTTGGAAGCTCGGAAACCTTCGGCTTGCCTCGGACAACGGCATCTTTGTAAAGGTGCGCTCGTCCTTCGTTGTAAGTTCCCGCATTGCGGTCATTATTGTTTTTGCTATTGGTGTTTCCATACGATTTTTGTTTCGGTGGCCCGGCTGGCCGTCCATCACCTTCCCACTTGGTTTTTACCCGCGCCAAAACTGCTTGTCCGTTATGAATGGGACGCTGGTTATGATCCCGCCAGCCGCACCCTTCCATTTCGTTGAACCAATCAACTGCTTTCCATTCCGCCAAACCGATCATCGAAGCGGTATCTTTGACCTCCTGAAGCGTCATTCTTCCGTTGGCTTCTGGAAAATCTTTTTCTTTTTGCGCTCTCTCAGCAATAGGAGACGGAGACGGAGACGGAGAGCTATCGTTTGCCATACCACTTGCCATAGGCTGTGCTATGGCTGTGCTATGGCTGTGCCATCGTGATTTTGCCCCCAAAACCCCTGATTTTTTACGGTTTTCTCGGTACTCCCTCTGTTTTCGTCGTTCGTGCTCCAATCTTTGGTTGCGAAACAGACCATCCGAACCCTGTTTAAACTTGCCCTTCACATGCTCAATTGATGGCAAAGCCATAGCTCTGCCAAGGCGAGCCATTTCTTCCCCGGTCACACCACCCTTGCTCCACTGGATGCAGAGCGCGGTGATGTACATGCCTTTTTCTTCGTTGTTCATGGACACGGTCCCACCAAGGAAGTCGTCTGGATAAAATTGGAATGCTGGAGGATTCAATTCACCAAACCCCTCCGTTCAACCAATCGGGTCGAGGCAGGTGCGAGACGCTGGACAAGTCCAGAGAAGTTCCTGTCACCAAGTTTCCAAGGTGATCCGATTGGCTGAACGGAATGGATTGATGATTTCTCATCTCGCGTTTTGTGCAACCCTCGACAGGTCACGTTTCACTTCCGCCACTCTCTCAAACCATCCCGCACTTGTCAAAACTTTTCTAGCGTCCGGGGCGAATTATTTCTTAGGCACGTAACGGTAAGAGTTCAAGATGTTTGCGCGTGTCCTCACGGCCAATTCGTACATTTCTTTGTCGTAACCAGTCAGTGAAGCCTTGAATCTTCGGTCGTTTTCCAGACTTCCTGTGAACGGATGGTTCACGCTCTCAGCAAATCCGGTCGTGATCTTGTCCGGAGTCATGGTTTTACGAAGTTCAGCGTAAGCCTCGGCTGCACGGCTCATGTCTCCGTCCTCAAGGGCGTATCTCAACTGCTGGTACTTGCTGACCGGGTAGCTGCCGGTGTCTTTGGGGAGTTTTTGCGCGTCCTTCCAGTCATTTGCCAGGCTGTACGTCTCTGAAATTGGGCTGAATCGTGAAATTCTCATACCCATTGACCCGGAAAATTGTTGCAATGGAGAAATTGGGCTTTTCCTGCTGGTTTCGGTCAATTCTCTCACTCCCGGAAGCGATCTGGCGATGATCGGGATGTATCCAGCCAACAACTCCTCAGTGGTTTCCAATGGCGATACCTTTTCACCACGATAGTTCAGGCCGTACGTGTATTGAATTGCGCCTTTTGCAATCAGCGGGTTCATGCGCGAGTACGCAAATGATCGGGTGTCCTTGACCAAGCTAAAAATGTCCTCTGGAACCGATCTAAAAGTGTACCGTCTCCCGTTGTAAACAACCTCGAACGGATGCTTTGGGTCGTATGTGGTTCCGAGCAACTGAGAAATCACAAATGCCGAACCCGCCTGAGTCGCTGCGAGGAACGCAATAGCACGAAGCTGCTCTTGTCCAACCTTGGACGATAAACCCTTTATGGCCTGTCCCGTGAATCGTCCACGCGCCTCCAGAAAGTCAGGTGCAAGCGCGGCCATTTTTATCAAGTGCTGGATTGTCGGGTTGCGATCAAGCAGGGCGTAATTCAAATGGCCATAAGCGGCGTTTGATTGTTCGGCAGAGAGCAGTTTCAGGTCCCTAACTGTAACCTCACCCGATGCCAGTTCGGACTGAAATCGCTTGGTGTTGCGATCAAGAATATGCTCGTAAGTCTTGAATTTAAGTCCGGGAATATACTGGTGGAACAGGTAATCCTGATACATTTCAGACACTTCACCAATAACCCTTAACACCGGAACCTTTTTAAAGCCTTTTACCAGAAGCGAACTTTGCGACCCTGATCCTTCCAAATATGATGACGCACTTGCCTTATCCGGAAGCAGCATTAGCCCGTGAGCGGCAGCGTCAAGCTGTGCCGGATCGCGTAGATCAATTTTTGGGATTCCAAATGTCGGGTTTACGGTGTGACCGATTCCGTGCCAACCCTCCTGAACCTGATGGAACGGAGCGAGCAACCCGAACATGGACTTCTTCATCTCGGATTGAGCCGCATCCAACGCCTTGACTATTACTCTTGGTATTTTTGCTGTGCCTTCACTCGGTTGATTGTACCACTCCTTGATCGCAGACGTTCCCAGCATGGCCTGGATTCTCTTGTAAGCCTTTGGATGCAGAGACAGGTCAGCTTGGAGCATGATCGGGTTGCCAGCCTGGTCTTTAGCCACCCAAGACCATTTCTGAAGCGCGGGCTGGTTCTCCATCGTCTTGTAGTCGCTCTGGTCAATTTTGTTTCCGGATGAATCTCGGACGTTCTTGATGGATTTTGGGAATACCAGCGTGGCGGCTCCAGATGGACCAGCAACTTCCTTGGCGTTGCCGCGAGGAATCATCAACGGCCTGCCGTCTTTGTCAAGCTGACCTGCCATGTCCTTGACGAATTGCCGTGCTGCAATCACCGAATCCATTTCCTTGATGTAGACGGGCACAATGCGTTCAAGTGACAGGGTTTTCGGGATGAACCCGGCTTGGTCTCCTTCAAAAAACGTGTTGAATGTTCGAGCCTTATTGAACTTGAAATTCTGTTTCAATGTGCCGCTACCAAACCCACTTGTTCTTTTGGGTCTTTCCCAGATGTGCGGGACGTAGTTGTCCCGGAAGTTCGTAATCACATCATTGGCCACACCTTTTGCGTAAAGCGACTGAAACGCGTTTATCACCTTTCTTCCAAGGGCTATTTCTTCCGGGGTCAGGTTTTGAGCAGCAATGGCGGATTTCTTGAACTTCTTACCCCGTGCTGCGGTTGCCCATCCCGCTATGGTTTGAGCATCTCCACCAGCCTCAACCCAGAGCGCGATTGCGGATTGACGATCCTCGCTCTTAGCCAGTTTTCGGATTTCCTTTACCGCTTGGCGTGCATTGCTCTCCGAGAGTTGCATCTTCGCGCTATGCCGGGCGGTGGCCACGTCAAGCGGAGTCATCTTTCGGACATTGAATTTAGGGAGTGGCACGCCTGCTCCAAGCTCGTAAATCTCAGGCTTTACTGGTTTTGGAGACTCACCAACCGGGCCGGATTCGGGCGGCATTGATTCAATCGAGTCGGTTGCGGAAGCCCACTCTGATTTACCGTAAAGTTCGTCCTGAAGCTGTTTCTGGAGTTCTGATGGCGACTCCGTGGCAGGTGCGGTCACGGTGGGTTCCGTGGCGGCTACTTCCGGCGCAGCTTCTTTCCGTGCATCTCGAATGGGTTCTGGCCCGCGTGGGGGTTCCGTGAGTGGATTACTCCCTCCGATGCCAGTTTCCTCGCCACCGACTTCGGTGGGCATTTGTCGGACTTCATTCCGTGGGCGCATCCCGCGAACAGGTTGTGTTGTTTCTGTGACCAGGGCATTTGGTTCCTTTGGTTGGCTCTCTGCGTCGAAGGCGTCTATGTCGAAATTTATTTCCTGTCCTCGTGGCGTAAAATCCTTTGCGTAATCGTTGATGGTTTTCAAGCCACCACTGATAAGGTGTTTTGCGCCAAGTGTGGAAAATCCAACAACCTGAATTGCATCGCTAATCAAGCTTGTGAGCTTGTCCGGGTCGCGCTGATCTTCTGGCTTTCCAAGCTCATCTCCAAGCTGCGTGGCTAATTCCGGAGCGTCCGACATCATCTTGGCCGTGAATCCAATCAAGGCGAGTTTCTGAGCCGCTGCTGGCAATGCCCCAATTGCGGCCATTGGTGCCGTTGCGGCCAAGCCTTGTGATATTTTACCAATGGTTGCTGCTGTTTTGTCATCCTTAGCGGCTGACGACAGGATTTCATCAATCGGGAGTTGTTCTCCTGTGAGTGCGGCAGGGATGTTTCCGGATGCCTCGGCTGCGGCAGGAAGGTTTTTACGAATTGCACCACCGATTGCGGCGGGACTTGGAAGCAAAGTGCTTGGCTGGCCTTCTGGCCGCTTGAACACGCTCATGCCAGCCGCTATGTCAGCCGGGATTGCGCGGGCTACATTGGAAACGTAAGTGGCAGCCTTTCCAAATTCTGGAGCGGCTGCTTGAATATCCTGAATCGGCGGAACAAGGCTTGGAGCACGCCACGGGGTTTCACGCTCCGTCTTTGGACCATCTAAAAACGAATCCGCGTTGCCGCCGTCAAGGAAGTGGTCAGCGGCGGAAACAGGTGTGTCCGGTGCATCCAGGAACTCGTCAATGGTTGGCATCTCATTTCAAATTGAACTGATCGGACAGTATTTTCTTTGCCGTGTCACGGTCAATTGATTTCGAGCGATACGCAGCACGAACCTCATCAGCTGATTTGAATTTTGTCACAACCGGAGCCGCAAGCGGAGCGGCTTCAGGAGGTCCGTCAGGAGAATCGGAAACAAGAGAGGCATCAGTTGAAGGCTTTGCAATCAAAACCTTTCTGGTTCGGCTTGGTGTTCCAGGAACTCCCGGAATTGCTGGTTGAGCCGGTTTGTCCTTGGCAAGAGCGTCAATTCCAAGAAATGATTTTACCTCTCCCGGAACAGCGGGCAAACCTTCAATCGGTTTCGTTCCCGGATAATGAATTGTTTCGTAATCTTCCGGGTTGGCCTTTGGATGCGCCTTCATCCACTCGAATTTGTCTCGTGCCAATACGTCTTTTGGGCTTGGTGTTGTCGCTCTGCGTTTAATCTCGTCAATGCGAGCCTGCTCCAATGCGTTTACTGGGCGTGCAACCGGAGGTACGAGTGATTTGTACAGGTTCACGCCAACCTGTGGATGCTGCGGGAACATCATCATTGTCGCCCGCATCATTCCGTTGGTGTCGTTCTTTTCCTGAGCCTGCTTGAGCAGCCTTGAACCAAGGAAGTACTGCGCGGCGTTAATCTGTTTCAGGGCTTGATCCACATTGCCGCTTTTCAACCCCTCAATAACCGCGTCTTGGTTTAGATCCTGCGGCTGTTGTGGTGGTGGGTTTGGAACGTGCGGCGGCAATGCCCAATATTTTCGTTCCCCTGTGTCAGGGTCCAAACTGCTTCCTGACATTCCTTCCTGATAGCCGGGAGGAACCGCGTATGGATAAATATCAGGCATAACCAGAAAATGCGTCGTTTAGGTTTGCGTCACCAGTCCAGGAATCTTGCGGTGGAAGCCACATATCCTGAATGTCCTGATCGCTCACGTTGTAATCCGGTGCGGCGTTTCCACCAACCGGAATGTTGCTGTAACCGGGAGGGAAATTCCAGCCTGCTGTTGGCGCTTTGGGAATAAGTTGGTCAAGCCAGTTCGAGGCTGAACTTGAAATTCCCGGAGACGAGCCACCGCCACCACCAACCGAACCACCCCCGCCAGTGCGTCCCTGATTCGCGTAGTGCATCTGAGCAATGCGGAGGTTATTCGCCATTTGTTCACGGGCAAGCTGAGCCTGCTGTTCCTGTTCAGCGGTGAGGAACCTGTCCTGTGCGCCATAAACTGGTGCGGCTGGATTGCGTGCCGTGGCCGCACTGAGCCAGTTCTGGCCGGTGTTCATTCGGTCCATTGAAGTCAACCCGAATGCCCTCAAGTACGCTGCATTGCTGTTGGCCCCCATAGGGCTTCCCGTTCCAACTCCACGTTCTGCTGCTTGTTGTCCGAGAAGATTGATCGTGGACGGGTCAACCTGACCGGCAAGGGCGTTTCCGATATTCGCACTGCTTTGTTGTTCAAGCCCAACTTCACCAGGAATACGCCCGGCATTGGCCTTCTGTTGCGCGGCCTGGTTGATCTCGTTTATCAACTGTGTGATTTGCTCAACATTGCCGTAATTTGCACCTGTGTTTGGCGTGCCGTTGTTGCTCCCGACTGCACCACCTCCAAATCCCGTGTTGGGGTTGGTTCGTGGTGCGCCTCCAAATGTGGTTCCTGAGCCGGTGTTGAAATAAACTTGAGCCATATTAACCTCCGAAAAGTTGCGACCAGTTTCCGCCAAGTAAACTGCCCTGAGCCAGCATGGACTGGTTTGCTGCTGCACCAAGTTGATCCGGCATTGGAATCGGATTCACCTGTGCCGGTCGTGGCTGGTTTGATGTGGGTTGTTGCGGTGCTCCAATTGCCGGTGGGACGATTGGGCTTGTGACCTGTCCGGGTGGCTGAATCACCGGCATTGACGGCGGCGACGGCATGGTTGGAACCTGAAATTGCTGCAATGGTGCGTTCAAATCGAACGAGCCTTGATAAGCCTGATTGCCGCCTGACCATGTGCCCGTCATTGGATCATACGCAGATGACTGGAGCGGCTTGGTCAGGTCAAATGGCCCTTGGTAAACCTGGCTTCCACCTGTACCACGCCCGCCGTAGTTTGGTCTGGTGAAATTTCGGAACAGGTCCATGAGTTACAGGGCTTGCGGGTACATTTTGTTGGAACCCCACAGGTGGCGAGCTAAAGCGGGTCGTTCTTTCCCAAGGTAGTGATCCAACTGCCCAAACAGTAACCGCAACGCGCTGGCGTGTTTCTGCTGGCTTAACTGAACCGCTCCTGGAATGTCCATCGTTCCAAGCCGAATTGACTGAGCCTCGTCTTTCAGGGCTGGTATGGACATGATGCTGAGATAATCCGAGTCGCAACTGACCGGAACAAAATCCAGCTTGCACATGGCCAGAACTTGCAAAGGCTGTGGATCGCTCACTTGAGGGTTGGCTGCGGTGCAGCATTGTTGCGGCAACCCACCGATAAAGTACTTCCGATATGACGCTGTGGTTTCTCCCGGCTGCATCACGAGCAATGGCGATTCAGCCCCGGTTGTGGCATCAACTTGAAAGAACTGAACTTCGCCAAAGGTTTTGACCTTTTGAATCCCGGTGATTTCCGTCCAGATATTGGACGTGTCCGTGAATGGCGACGAAAACGCAATTCTCTCGCCCAAGCCCGATGAGTCCGTGAGCGCATCTAGGTAACGGACTGTCTGGCCGTTGCTATCCTTGCCTTGAACGAGCGCGGTGCGCCCCACGTCGGCAGGATCAGATATGTATGCGCGGATATATTGTGGCGTTGCAAGTAACGGAGCAAACGTGGTGACGGTTTCGCGTTCGTAGGCGAATAACGTCTCGCAGCGCGGGTTGGGGCTTCCTCCATTGGCATTGGTGCATCCTTTTGGTTGATATCCACGTCCAAACTCCAAAAATTCGTACCACGAGTTATTAATCCTGACCGGGTGTTTGCAAACGTCCAACAGGATTATTCGGGCGATGCCTTGAGGGGTGTAAATGTTCGGTTCGGTTCGGGAAACTGTGAAGGCCATCTTTGCCCAACCACCTATCCAGCCTTCATCCGGGGCCGTTGGATCGTTTATGAGCCTTTCACATGCCTCATTTGCGTATGCTGCGATGGATGAAATGTCGGTGGCGCACAACCCGACCGATTGAGGCATCAGGCTTGATCTCAAATCCAATAATCTTGGGCGGTAAGGCACTTAAATTATCTCCTTTAATGAGATTGGTGATTGCTGGACCGCGAACGCTTTACTGGCCGTAAAAACGACATCGCATGGCGAATCGAATCCTGTTTTGGCAATTCCTGTCTCACTTGCGGGGTCCCAAACAATCACGGTGTTTGCCGTCATACACGGAAGATACAGCTTTTGGTCAGTGGTGCGATACCTAATTCTGCACGGATTAGCCGTAGCCTCAACCGGCCCAAGGTTAAGCGCGGTGAAATTGATCGGTGACAGGACGTTAATCCGGAGCAGGTTCGTGTCGCCACAAACCATGTAAAATAGGCCATTTTGGGCGCAATACTCAGCGGCAACTGGAAGGTACGGAGCCACTGATATTGTGGAACTCCAATCCCCAACCAGATCGAACAGGATTGGTGCGTATCGGAATTGGGAAACGAATCCTGAAACCGGGTTTACAAACTGGGTTGGACTCATCCCGCATTGCTGTGCGGCGAATCCTGCGCTGACCGTTCCGGCATTGGTATCAGCGATGTTTGTTGGATTTACCCTTTGAGGTCTGAATCCCACACCACCTTCCGCCAAGTAGATGTAACTTCCAGATGATCCAATCCAGCGAAAGCCGTTGTATGACGGCTGCGTGTTGTAGATCGTTCCAAGCCCAAGCCCAGCACCGGCAACAAGCGCCGTGGAAACCGGAAACACGTCACGCTCCGGCCAAGTCAAAGCGAAATATTGCTGGTCTGGTTCGTTCCACGTCGCTGCGTAAATCGTGCTGTTGGCGGCGTGGTAGCAAATCCTGATTTCTCCGTACAATGGGGACGCAACCCGAACAAACCCCTCGCGTGCCCCAGTTGTGGCGTTGTATTTGCACACGTACGGCCCAACCGCGCCGAAAATCTTATCCACTGATGAAGCGTAACAGGCGTCGTTCACGTAATCTCCTTCAGGCTTTCAGACGGTGAGTTCTGGACTGCCCAAATTTTCTGAGTTGCGCCAGTCACTTCAACAATATCAATCGGAGACTCAAATCCCGTCCGTTCAACCGCAACATGCGTGGTCTGGTTCCAGATCAGAACCGAGTTTCGAGTCATGCACGGCAGGTAAATCAGGCCGTCATTGAACGAATACCGCAACCGGCACGGATTGGCCGCTGGAAACGATACGGTCAAATCGAACGTGGTGAAATCGTCCGTGTTCGGGTCGTTAATCCTGAACAAGTTTCCCATGCCATCAACGGCGTAAACCAGTCCGTCAAAATCTGACCAGTCACAGGCAATTGGGGAATACGGCGGCATGTCGCACTCGTCCCATTCAAAATCCTGGTTGTAATCAATCGGACCAAACCTGATTCCTTGCGTTCGTGGATCAGGAACGTAAATGAGAGGCGTCCCGATTGATCGTGGTGTAAGGGCGCCCTGTTCACTACAAAATCCAAACGCATCGTCGTAAGCGTGGGTGCAGACCTGAGCGAGATTTGCGGGGTTTACCCTTAGCCATTGATATGTGTTGTTGTTGTCAGATTCGGACCACTGCACGTACAGAAAGTTTCCAGATGATCCAAGCCATTTTGGCCCCCAATACGGCGCACGATTCGCCCCGAAGTCGCTTACGACTTTTCCGGTGCTGACCAAGTTCAATCTTGCCCCAACTGCAAGCGTTTCCGGGTAAATCGGGTAAACGTCCTTGTTTGGATGCGTGAGCGAGAAGTTTCCAAGATTCGGTTCGTTCCAAACCGAGGCGTAAAGCATCCCCGTGGCCGCATGGTAAACCAACCGGCACGTTCCCATTACGGGAGAGGCAATCCGGACTTGTGCCTCACGCGCCCCGGTTGAGGCGTTAAACTGGATCAGGTAAACCCCTGACACGCCAAATATCTTGTTCACGGACGACACGTAAACAGCATCCTGCAATGGGGCTTCCCCGGTTGAGGCAGCGGTCATTGAAAGCACTTTTGAACAAGCCATCAGGTGTAAGCGATTCGGACGTTACGAAGCGTGATGCTGCGGCCCGATGCCGGGGTTGGAATTGTTCCGGAAATCGTGTGGGTTGTACCAGCCGAAACAAAACTGGTTTGAACTGACGTGGCTGTTCCGTTGCTGTCCCAAAGCTCGTACCGCACCGTGTATGATTCACCGTCAAGCAGGTTCGAGCAGGTGAATATGAAATTTACCGATGTGGTTTTGCTCTGAATGTTGGTGATGTAATCCTGCACCCACGTCAGGATGTTGGGCTTGTTTTCGGACGTGAGAGAATTGCTGGCGTACGATACTTGACCCGCAATCTCGTCAGCCACGGTGAACGGATTGCTCAAGGTGGCTGTAAAATCAATGTTGGACCTAAGCTGGACATAATTGCTTTCGATACCGTTCAGAGTGGATGACGGGTAGTTGATGACATCTCCCGGACCACCAAAGTTTCCGAGATACATGGGATTTGAAGTTCCACCAGCAGGAACCACAACGGAAAATGATAGTGCCGATACGGATGTTCCGACATTCCCGGCAATGATGTTCTGAGGAAAGTCCGCCCCGGAGTGCGTGGCATCGTTTTGCTTCAACGCCCAATTCGTGGGGTCGTTAGAGCAAACTCCGCAGGTGGTTGGGTCTGGTGCCCAGCAATAACCAAGCAGGTTGGTCAGTGACGTTGGCAGTCCGAAAATGTCCCGTAATGCCGGGGAAGGAGACGCCAGACACGTTACGAACAAGTCCTTGCGATGGCTGCTGATAAACTGGCCGGATGCGTTAATCTCAGATGATCCGCTGTAAATGTATTGCGCCCCTCCCGTATAAGCCCCGTCAAATGGGTTCCTGAAGGCATCCACAAACGCGGTTTGCCGGGCGTAACCTGAATACGTCACTTTCTTGTAAAGCGCGGTTCCACCCGGCAGATATTCACCGTAACCACGGCGGGTGCGAAGAACGGTTGTGCTGCGCCCGACCGTTGAAATTTGAGGAGTGAAGAACGTCCGATTGGTGGCTTCACAAGCCAAGTCAATCACCTGAAACGTAAGCGGGTTTGTTCCGGCTGAGGTTGGGGTGCCGCTAATCAGTCCCGTGACGCTGATCGTCAGTCCAGTTGGAAGCGTTCCGGAGTTGATCTTCCAAGCGTAATTTCCTGAGCCTCCAGATGCCTGTAGTTGGAACGAATACGCCTGGCCAAGTGTGTACGGGTCAATCGCTGATGTGGCAATGGCAATAACCGCAATGCTCATTGTCTTGGTGGCGTAATTCCCGTCAACCGTAAACGCCCTGACCGTGAACGAATAAGTTCCGGTTGAGGCTGGTGTTCCTGAAATGGATCCGTTGCTTGAATTCAGCGTCAATCCAAACGGAAGAAACCCGTCCGTGATGATCCACGAAACCGGGCGTGCCCCTTGAAATGCAATCTGGCTCGAATACGACACTCCAAAACAGGTGCAGGCATCCAGCCCGACAATCTGAATACTGGTGTTTGGGTTTCCACAATGATCGCACGCATACGCATGGGCAAGCGCGTCAGCCGCCTCCTGAGTCTCCGCGCAGAACGTCCCGGCTGGTGTCGTGTAAAAGAATTCCGATCCACCGAATGACTGACACGAGCAGGTCTGTGCCGTACTGCAAAAAATACCAGTCGTGCCGCACGAGGCTTCCTGAGCCAAGGCGCACAGGTCTGCGGAGTTCTGGGAAACTTCCGAGACGCACAGGGACAGGCAGCCGGGCTTCTCCCAAGACGGAGGGAAGTACAGGCTGAAGAATTGCTGGACTTGTTCTGGGCCTTCGGAAGAATAATTAGTGATTGGAAAATCTGATCCAATGCAATCCTCCTTAAATGTACAAGGGATTACAGCCATATCATCTCCCGTCTGAAATCAGATTAGTCTTGGTTTGAGTCACCATATAAAGCACGGCATTTGACATCGGGAATGTGGCTTTTCCTGTGACTGGAATGAAGTCAGCCGCCGTGTAATTTGTGGACATTCTTATCGGACCCGATACCGCCAATGATCCCGCCGTGGCCGTCAGCACCCCGATTGTTCCATTCACCCCCATATCGCCCGTGAAGTTGTTGGTTGAGGCGTCAAGCTTGGGCAGGTTCACGTCATTTGTGCTGATGCCAAGCCCGGTAACGGTTCCGGGTATTCCTGTGCCGTTGTTGGTGTACGTGCCTCCACCGCCAAGCCCGTTGGTGTCGCTCAGGTACGCCACGCGACTGCCTGCTGCATTGGTCACGTTTCCAGTCACGATTTTACCAACCAAGCTGGAAACTTCGGTAATGCCGAAAGCCCTTCCGTTGGTTGTTGAAATGGACACTGGGTACGTGGCTCCAAACACGACCGAAGCTGATACGAATAATGCGAACAATGTTGTTTTCATTCAGGTGTTCCCGACCAAAGCATCCAATCATTTGATGTCAGCCCGGTGGATTGGTAAAGTCCCGGACCTGTTGTGCTTCGATAAAACTGATTTATTGCGTCGGGGGTAATCACCCCGATTGGCGATCCAGAACCATACAAGGTGATAGCCCCGAACAGCGTTGAAAGCAAATCAACCAATTGCTGCACGGTCATTTTCTGGCTTGTTGGGGAAGTGTCAGGGTCGCTGACGATTTCCAAAGTGGCTGACAGCGTGGCGGCAGGGGTGGCTGGCAACTGGATGATAGTTTTAAGAATTAGTGCCATATTATGCGAAGATTGTTCTTAGTGAACCGTCCTGGGTTGACCTGGCGTTTCCGTCCTCCAGGCCGCGTCCCAAAATATCCACATCAGGTTCCGGAGCTGGCGTTGGCTGGAAAGGCAGGGTTATCGAGAGAGGTCCCGGAACGCATTCCAAATCCCCAAACGGCTGTTTGAGTACTGGGGTGGCGTACACAATCAGGCCGCGAATCCTTGCCCAACCCGTGACTTCGATTTTCACTTGGAACTGGTGGGCAATGTTCATTGGCCGCGAGTTCTGAGTATCGCACGGCGGCAGCGGTGGAACCGGAAGCGTGATCGGGAACTTGCCGCTCTCTCGCAGCGGCTCAACCGGATAGCAAACCGGGTCGTCAATCGTCTCGCAGCTTGTGCGGGCCGTGCAGAACCGGGCGACGTGCCACAATTGCCAGCAAGGGTTGGCGTCCTCGCGGTAATAAACCTTCAAGTCAACTTGACCAAAAACCTTGTCCATCCAAATCTCACCACCGTCCAGTTTCTTCAGGTCAAATTCACGATCCCACGTAAATGCCGGGGTTTCGATGTACCACTGAACCCGTGTATCAACGTTGTCGAACCTGCGGTCATTCGTGATTTCCCAAAGCTCAATGCTGTCATCCACGCGAGACACCACCACGGCAAATGCCCGTTCACGCCCACCAAAGTCGCCATTGAACAATTGCAGCACGTCCAAGCCCTCGTAAATACCCTCCCAGATTGGAGGCGTCTTTTCTCCAAGCGTGGAAATGGGGTTGAAATCCATCGTGGCGATGCCACGGCTGACCACACCTTGCGGTCGCTGCTCAGGCAGAATCGCCTGATACATGCGGTTGTCGAATTCCGTGCCGCTGGAGTACTGCATCAACGCCCGGTCGTTGAACGCAAGGGCACGCTGGATATTGTTGCTGATTTGGGCATTTCCCCACTGACTGAAATATCGCAGCGCGGAGAACAGGCTTCTGATTCCCGGCTCAAGTGACTGATAAAATAAGTCTCCGTTGACGGGCACAACAGATCGGTCTGAAACGCCTCCGTTCTTGCGTTGAACCACACGTTGGTTTGCTGGAGTATTGCTGTTTGCAGCAATCCAGTCTGCTCGCGTGATTGGAACGTCCAACGCATATACCTGTTGTCGTGTGAATACGAACAGGGTGCCCTCTCCAAGCGTTTTGTCAAGATTGGCCGAATATTGCAGGGCGCGTATGTTTCCGGCCTGAGACGGCACGGCAAATCCATCCCCGCCAATTGCCAAAGGATTTTCCGTCACTTTGAGGATCGAATCCCGAAGCTGGTACGGAGCAGTTCCGCTTGGACCTCGAACGATGTCGCCTGCCGTGTATTGCGTGAAGTAAGCGTACCAGATTCGGCCTTGGTAGTACACCATTGGACCAGCGGCGGCGAGTTCCTTTGTCACTCCCGCCAAGCCCAAGCTCTGTCGGAATGAGACACCATCCCAGAACAGGGGAAGCGTGGTGTAATCCCCGGCCTGAACCACCATGAATTCCTCGCCTTGAGCGAAGTGGTAAAACGGAGCCGTGGCTGGGAAGATTGGGGACGGAATAAGCTGAACGCTGTTATCCGTGTCCAGGCGGATTCGGTAAAACTTGCCACTGATTGCCACGATCAGATACGGAAATCCACCAACCTGTTCGTACATCCAGCCGCCTTGGTAAAGCCCGGTTGATGGCTGGATTTTGCAGACCGGAACAAATGCCGTGCGTTGACCAACCCCGCCGTTCCGCATTATTGCGTTATTGGCCCAAGCCAGCGAGTTTTGGGATAATCCGTTTGGGAAGTTTGGACCTGAAATGGTGGTGGCACGAGACGAGTCAACGCCAGAACTCCAATCAAGTTGGCCTGTTGGTATCCTGACCTGCCCGTTTGAGGCGTCTGCCATGTGCGGCACAATAAGGTTGACGGACTTAAAAGGAAAGCGATAATTGGCCTGTGAAGTCCGACATTAAGCTACCAGAGCACAAGTGCGGGTTGACGATTACGCACAACGAACATCGAAATTATTACCAAACCGCTGCCGCTTATATTCAGGAATACGGGACTGATCTTGGGCAATGGAAAAGCGGAGATGCACTTAAAAGAGCGATTGAAACCGATCAAATCTGGTCGATTCATTGGTATCCAACCACGCCAGTTGGTTTTTGCGTTGTGTTCGCGCCCACGCTCGAAGAAGCTCTGGAACTCGCCAATGAAAAATAATTTGGCCACCGCTGCCGTGCCTTCCACGGCTGGACTTCACATTTCAACTTGGGAGCGCGGTGGTGGTGGTCGTTCTTTCCATGCCTGAACCAATCCGCAAATACGGCCTGTGTTTTTCGCCCGACACCGAACTTCTCGAAATCGAATTCGAGATGATCCGGCGCATTTACGACCGGAAGTATGTTGGGTTTGGTCTGTTCTACCATTTCAAGGCCGCGCAATCCCTTATTTGGCCGGAGGACGATCATCACCGCTGGAGCGATTTAATTCTCAAAGAATATCTGGACAATCGAATCACGGTTATCTGCGGCTCGCGTGACAGCGGCAAAACTCGCGGCATCAGCAAGGCCGCGCTGATTGATTATTACGTCTATCCTGATGAAACATTGATTCTAATGACCAGCACAACCCTGCGGGGGCTTGAACTGCGCGTGTGGGGTGACATCAAGAGCCTTCACGACCGGGCGCTTGAGCGTTACTCGTGGGTTCCGGGAAATGTCGTTGATTCCAAGCACGGCGTTTTTACGGACAAGATTGACGAAACCCAAACCGTGAGGGACCAGCGCAAAGGAATTTTGTGCATTCCCGTGCTGGGATCGAAAGGCGAATTCGACGGTGAGAGCTTGAAATCATTTGCCGGTATCAAGCAGCGGAGGCGTCGGTGGATCGGGGATGAGTTCCAATTTATTCCACGCGATGCTTTGAAAGTTCTGGACTCGCTGGACAAAGGCGACTTCAAGGGCGCATTTCTTGGGAACCCCATTGCCGAAAACGGAAAGGCATTGGATGCTGTGAGTGAGCCAGTCGGGGGTTGGGGTGCTCAGTCCGAGGTTACCAAGACCACCACATGGGCCAACAAGTACAACGGGGTCACAATCAATCTTGTCGGCACAGACTCGCCAAACTTTGATGAGGCCACACGGAACCGTTTCCCGTACATGGTGGATTCGGGCGACGTTGACCGGGTTTCCAAGCGTCCAGGCGGCAAGGATTCGCTTGAATGGTGGTCCCAAATCATGGGCGTTCGTAAGGCCGGTGCAATCTCGAATCGTGTTTTGACCGTGGCTGAAATTGAAACGTACGGGGGCTTCAAAGACGCGGTTTGGTCCGGTCGTGGAGAGGCTGTAAAAATTTACTCGATTGATGCCGGGTTTGGTGGTGACGATTGCGTGCGGACATGGCTGGAGTTTGGCGAGAGCGCGGAGGGCGAACAGGTGATTGCGTTTGGAGATCAGGTCGTGATTCCAATTCTGATGTCGTCTCCGGACACGCCAGAGAAGCAAATTGCAAAATACGCAAAATCAGATTGTGAGAATTTGGGGATTCCATTCGCCAACGTGTTCTTTGACGCTGGAATGTTTGCCACGCTCGCAGTCGAGATGGCGCGTGAATTGTCCACGGAAGTTAATGCGGTGAACTTTGGCGGCACGGCCACGGAACGGCCTGTCAGCAACGATATGTTCGTGTTCGATCAAAAGACGCGCAATCGCAGGCTCAAGACTTGGTACGAGCATGTCAGCAAATACGTTACCGAATTATATTTTGTGGCGAGACTTGCGGCACAGTGCAAACAGCTTCGCCAGTTTCCACGGGCTGCTGCTGAAGAATTTGGAAGGCGGCAATGGGTTTACGCTTCCGGAAATCGTTACGAGCTTGAAACCAAGGATGATTACAAGTTAAGGAATGGTGGTGAGAGTCCCAATTCAGCGGATTCGTTAGTCATTTGCCTGGAAGGTGCACGTCAGCGAGGATTTCAAATCGAAATGATGCCCACACTTGGATCAGCCAAAAAAGAGGACGAAGATTGGCTGGAAAATGAACTGACCAAGCACCGGGATTTTATGAAGAAAAGAGAACTGGTTTATCAATGAAAGAATCAGATTTTAACGAACACACGACGCCTCCGGGTGGTTGGTGTTTCCGTCAACCTGAATTCGGGGACTGGACTGTACAGCATCCGATTTCAAAGACCCTCAACCAAGCTGTACTTGATGTTGTCGCCGCACGTAAAAAGAACATCGCAATCACAACCAAGAACAAGCTGTCAACCAGTCCGGAAGCGGTCAAAACCGAAGTGGTACGGTTCAACCGTAAACGGCTTGGGCTTAATCCAGATGGAGCCGCGCCCCCTTTTCCGGAGAGCCACAGGTCCTTCGTCCAAGGGGCGGTGGGTGCTGTGGCGGATAGGCTCACCGCGCTTCAACGGGCGGCCCAGAACACGGCGGTTCCGATTGAGTGGTTTAAGAACGGAGGTATGCCGGTTGCGCGTGAACTGGCCAATAAACGGGCAGCGATTTGTGTTGTCTGCCCGAAACACGAAAAAGGCGAGTGGTATACCGTTGCTGCTGGCGAGGTCATAAAAAAGACAATCGAGGTCAGGTCTGACATCAAACTTGAAACTGATTATGACGCGCAGTTGCAATCCTGTGGCGTGTGCGGCTGCCTCCTGAGAGCAAAAGTGCATACACCCTTGAACGTGATTGTTGAGAAAACCAAGCCGGAAGTGATGGCGAAATTCCCGCCCAACTGCTGGATTACAAAGTCCGATCAAATATGAAATGTTACGAGTGCAATCAGGACGCGCTTCCAACGATAGTCATTCGTGGTCCAAATGCTTTTGATCCTGAAAGTGAAGATAGAAATTTCTGCTGTATCCATTGTTTTTGGAAATGGATAGGCCGTGTAATCAAGAGCCGAGATAGCGGCGGAAGATTGGACAGGAAAATTGATTGGTCGTGAGATGCGCGATAATTTACATAGCCGTAACTCACGGAGCCAAAACCAACGACTTTTGCGCCAGGTTTTGTTCCACATGGCACAATTTCCCCCCTGGATCGGATTGCGACCTGATTGTTGCGTGTCAAGGGGGTCCGTTACCGACCGAAACGGCGCTTCTGTTTGCTGGCCTGAACGCCAAGTTCTGGCCGCGCATCAACGACCCATCACGGGATATTGGGGCATATCTGGACGCGGCTCGAACCGTGGCCAAGGATTACGACATGCTGCTTTGCCTTGGCGAGTCGGCTCACTTTCAACGCGAAGGCTGGCTCAGGCGGATTGTGGAGGCGCGAGAGCGGTATGGTCCTGGAATGTATGGGCCTTTCGCAACGCACGTCATCCGGGCGCATCT